TATTAGTTGTTCCTAATGCAGATAATGTTAAAACTGGATTTGCTGTAGTAGGTAATGTAAATGTAGCATTAGTTAAATTTACTAAAGTATTATTAGCATATGATACAGTTCTTGAAGAAATTGTACCTAATCCTAATACATTATTAGATGTATCTAATAATTTAGATTCATATGAATCAATTTCTTCAATAGTATCATTATATGACATGAAATTAATTTTAGATTTATCTAAACCTACTAATGTTTCACCTATTAAATCAATGTTACCATTTGGATAATCAGTTTCAACCGCGTCTATATCGAAAGAACAAAATAAACCTGTTACATCAGTATCAATATTTACTAAAGTTTCTATAAATAAACCACGACCATTATTATCTTTAAAATATGGAATAACCGAACCTTTATAGTCAGCTAATACTGAAACATTTTTATCATTAATAAAACTATCTAATTTATCTTTTCTTAAACCAGAAGTATTAAAATATTTTGACCAATTAGAATCAACAGATAAAGTAATATAATTACTCCAGTCTCCTGATAAAACAACTAATCTAACTAAGAAGTCATTCATAATAGATTCAGGTCTAATCCAAGTTGGAACATTATTTTTTCCACCATACCATACTTCAGCAGTTACATCATAACCAGGTAAAGTTGTTTTAAACATGAAAAAAGTAATTTTTTTATCACTTACATTTGTAAAGTGAATCATTTTTTCTGGATCTTTTGCGAAATATAAAAATGATTCTGTATCTCTTTGCCAAAATCCAGATTTATCGAAAAAATCATCATATAATTGTTCTTTTACAATATCGTTGTCATATTGTGCTGATAATGACATAGATACATAATTTAAAGTATCTAATGAATTTGTTTTTAATAAATTCATAGCATACACTGGAGCAGATTGTAAAGCAACATCAATAGTTCTATGGAAATAAGAACCTTTTTTTTCTAATAATCTATCAATATCACCAAATTTAGTTAATCTTTGATTTTTATTTTGGATTAAAATTGGTTTATTAAAAACTGTACCTTTTCTAGAAAATCCTGGAATGAAATTAATAATTTCATTTGTTTGTACTGTATTTTCTATTAATGTAGTTTTTTCTTCAATATAAACACCATTTCTATTGTAATCTGATATGTTAATACTCATTTGTATATTTTAATATTTTTATTTATATATTAAATTAATTAATTTAATATTTTACTAATAATTTATTTTAATAATTTATTTTCTCATAAATCTACCAGTACCATTACTATATCTACCAGTTCTATTTATACCGGTTTTTTTATTAGCCATGTTACTGATATTTTTATATGAAATTGCACTAGGATTATATTCTAAATCTAATGCATTATCTATATTTTTTTGTATTTCAAATGGTAATTCTTTATAATATTCTGTACACATATTTTTATATTCTTTTTTATTGAAAATAGTACACCCATCAACTAAAGTCATAACTATATCATCATGTCCCGAATCTGCTTTATATGTAGTATCTCCAGATGGTGTATTTACTTTAATAAAGGAATCCATTTGATTTAATGTAGCTTCTTCATCAACATACATAGAATCAGTTTCTATTGCTTCAATATAATCTCTAACTAATTCTTTTTTATTTCTAGTTACTTTTAAACCTATTTTCTTTTTTTTATTTTCTTTATTATGTAAATATTTTAAAAATACAAAATTACCATAATTATTATTACTATCAAATACACCAGGTAAAGCTGCTAAAAATGCACCACCTGGTCCATTTATTTCTAAAACGGTTTTAACTCTTTCTTTATCTAATATTTCAAAATGTAATAAATAATATAATTCTGATAATTCTTTTTTATGATCTAATCTATTGAAATTATAAATAAATGTTTGTTTAAAATAAAATGCATCATATAATGATTTTATTTTATTTTCTTTTAACCATTCATTACTTCTAACCATTAATCTAAATCCATTAATTACAGAATCATCTTGTCCTAGACCTTCTGATACATCTATAGATGTTAACCAATAGTATTTATTAATTTGTTTTAAATCAAAGTCAGGATGCCATCTAAGTTGATCTGTAGTGAATCTTAATCTTTTATTTAAAACATCAATATCATGATTTACATATTTAATAGAACGTGTTTCCATTTCTTTAGCTTTATTTGCGGATAAAACTCTTTTAGAACCAGCAATAAATTGAATATTATATTCTTGATTAAAATTTTCTTCTCCACCAATTAACTTAACCTCTTGTTCTTTCCAATTTGTAATTAATGAACATAATTTAACTATACCTAAATCATCTTTTAATTTTAATTTTCTAATTGAATCTATATCAGAAAAATCTGGTATATTTAATATTCTAATAAAATATTTTTCACCTAAATCACTCGTTTCAGTTTCAATTATTGTTTTCATCCCTAAAGATCTTAATTCTTCTTGAAGTGAATTAATAGTATATCCGTAATTATTCATTTCAAAATCATTAGGATATAATTTAGGATCCATTCTAGTCCCTTTTGAACCGTCTTCAAATGTTCCATCAGGTACTTGCCACCATAATACTTTAATTAAAGTATACATGTTTTTATTATCATCACCTTCAGGTAATTGTGATCCTATTACTAAATCTTTAAATAAATTAGCACCATTAGGTGTAGATGTAATAACAATTTTTGATCCTTTAATAGATGATACTGTTGGTACGGCAGCTTTATAATAGTGGTTAATTATATTTGGTGGTATATGGGCAAATTCATCCATATATAAAAAGTCAATAGTAAAACCAATTGCAGGTTCTTTAGAACGTGCTTGTGATTTAATTCTACACCCATTATCAAAAACAATAGTTTTTTGATTCCAGTTTACAATTCCAGGTTTTAAAAAAAATGGTAGTAATTTATAAATATTCTTTATTTTATCTAAAATTTCTATTACAGTTTCACCTTTATTAGCTACAACCATACACCCTTTATTTGTGTTAAATATACAATAATGTAATAATGTAATTGCGGCAGTTATGGTTTTACCTGTTTGACGACTAGACATATTCAAAGTAAACCTATTTTTTGTATATGTATCTAATACTTTATATTGATAATCACGTAATTTCATTTGTCTTACTTGACTATCTTCTGTTTTAATTTTACAATAATTATTAGCAAAATAATGTATATCTAAAGCACACTTTGTAAATTCATCTAATTCATGTTTAGACCATGCATATGGTGCTTTCATTTTTCTAACACCAATTTGATTTTTAAACCACGGGTTCATATATCTAGGTAAAGCAAAACCTTGTGATTGCTTATCTATAATTTCTAATATATTCTCAGAATCAAATACAAATTGTTTATCTATATTGTCTGTTTTTTTTATTTTTTTAGCCATATTTATATATATGTTAATTTTTCTTATATATAAAAAAAACCATAATAGAAATTCTATTATGGTTTTTACTTTAGTAGTTTAATTTTTAATTATTTAATAACTATATTTGTTTTATCTAATTCTAATATAGGTAATTTTAAAGTTATAGTATATTTATTATTATTTTCTATAATTTTTAAATCTTCTATATATAAATCTAAATTTGAAATACTTGTATTATCTAAAAATATATAGTCGTTAATAATAAAATCATTTTTACTTACAATATTATTATAAGTAATAGTTCCACCTAAATTTTTTGTTGTTCTATAATCTACGTTATAATTTATTTCTAAAATTTTGGCGATGATATTATCAATAAAAAACAATACATTGTTTTTTAATTCTGTTTCTGATTCAGTTTTTGTAAAATTAAAATTAAATGTAAAATCTTGTAATTTTTTACTTTCACTAAAACATAAAGCTGAATATATACTAGTATCGTTTGTAATTATATCATGTATAATATCTTTTATAATATTTTCTATATTATTGTTCATCATATAATGCTAAAGTTATTTGTCTTTTATTTTTATCTATTTTAGTTACATAAACTTTAATTTCGTCATTTAAATTAAATGTTTTTCCATTTAATTTATTTTCATGAATTAATCCTTTAGATTCATGATCTAAATCAACTAATATACCAGGAAGTTTAATACTTGATACTTTTCCTAATAATATATCATTTACTTGTATAGTATCTAATAATGATTCTCTAAATACTTGAGTTGCATTTATATTTTTACCTTGAATATCTTTAATATAAAATTCTATTTTTTGTCCATTTTGTAATTCACCTTTTTCTAAAAGATCAATAGCTATATCACTTAAATTAGATTTATGGATCATACAAGTTAAACATGTTTTAAATTGAACAAAAATACCGTAATTTATAGTACCAGTTATAAATCCTTCATATAATTCTCCAACAACTAATTTTTTTGTTTCTTCTTTAATTAAAGTCATTAGATATTTTTTTCTAGAAACAATAAAATTATTTTTATTATCTTTTGTAAATTTATCTAAAATAAATTCAATTTCTGTATTAATTATAGAATTTGGATCTGGTAATTTATTAACATCGGTTAATAAATGTGGCATAAATAATCCAATATTTTCTTCATTAATATTTACTAAAACAATATATCCATGTTCATTATATTCGATAGGTGTACCAGTTAAAACTGTTTTATTTTCTACAGCTAAATTTAAAAAGTTATCAATATTTAACATTTTTACTTGGTGTAAAGAACCTTTAATAGTAAATCCTTGTTTATTATCTATAATCTCAGTTATAACACATGCCACATTATCTCCTACTGATAATTCATCAATAATAATTTTTTCTGTAATATCCATATCTACTATAATATTTGTTTTATAGTCAAAATCAATTAAAGCGTATTTATCATTAATTGATTGGATAACTCCTACTACTTGTTGTCCAACACCTATAATATTATTTTCATTAAAAATAGTATTATTTTTTTCATACTCTGAATAAACTTTAGCGAATACTGAATTATCTTCAATTTCAAATCCTAAATTTGTTCCTGTTCCTGTTTTTGTCATAATTATTTAATTTATAATAATTATAAACCAAATAAATAAAAAAGTTTAATATTTATTATCGGAAATTAAATCTACTTTATCTTTTACATATTGAAAATCTAAAAAATTATAAGTAAAAGTACCAGTAAAAGTTTTTGTAGAAATAGTTTGATCATTGAATGATAATAAGTTATCACTTAATCCAGTCCATATAACATCTCTAAATTGTATATGATATAAAGCATTTTTATTTTCATCCACTACAGTTATAATTATATTTTCATCATATGATTTATCTACATTTAAATAATGATTAGTTAATATATCTAACATTATTAAATAATTTAAATTTGAATCTACATTTAAAAACGTAACAGTTATACTATCATCGAATAAATCATAAATATTACCTACAGTTTTCCATTTAATTTGTTTTCTTCTTAAATTTTGTGGGTTAGATGTCGTTGGAAAATTTATACCGGGAAAACTAACAGATTGTATAGTTGAATTTATAAAATCTATTACTCTAGGATATAATTTACGTTTAGCACCTAATAAATCTAAATATCTTTCTTCTAATTTTTCAGGTACAAAATCTGAAGGTAAATTAAAATGGAATTGATTGTTTAATGTTGTTAAATTATTCATTATTTTATTTTATTTTTTAAAATTGATAATAATGTACTATTAATTTTTAATTTTGATTCATTTGATAATACATTAGTTATTTTATTATTTATTATTTTAGTACCACTAAATGTATCTGATGTTGTTGTTGTTGTTGTACTAGATGGTTTTTTAGTATTTAATGTAAATTTTCCATCATAAATACTTGTTTCTATACCATTTGTTGATAATGTTATATAAAATAAATTATTATTTTTATATATTTCATTTAATATTTGTATATTAGTTGATAATATTTTAAAAATTAAAATACCATTTATTAAATCAACTTCATTAGATTCTAAATATAAAGGAATTCTAATTTCTTTATAATCAGTTCTAAAAACCAAATTAACTATAGTATTATTTGTAGGTATTTCAAAGGGTGTTATTATATTATTTACATTTTTATAAATAGCTATTTTTATAACATTATCAAATGGTTTAATATATAATTCTAATTCACCTAATCCTAAAAAATTACTATTATTAGTAACATCACTAGCTACAACATTATGTACATCCATTAATACTGGATATGGTACATAACGTATTTCTAATTTTTTTTGTGATTTTCTTTTTAAATGTGAATTAATTATTTCATTAGATGGTAAATTAATTTGAACTGGTTTAGAATTATATAATTTTGGTTTTATTGATTTAGATATATTTATAGAAGTTAATACTTTTCCATATTTAGATACTTCATTACCTATAATTGATATTTCAGTAGTTTTAGTAATATATGATGAATCATCTAATCCGTATAATTTTAAATCTACTCTTAATGACGCTATTGTATTAGTATATTTAAATACCGGTCTATAATCTATTTTAGTTAAAAAATTTTCATAAACGTAATAATCTATAGTATCTTGTAAAATATTATCTTCATATTTAGATAAAGTAAAAATAATATAACTAGGACGACCACTTTCCTTTAATGTATTCATAAATATATCGAATTCTCCAATATTTCCATTATATAAACCATTGATAGTAAAATAATCACCATCTGAAGCTGCTTTAATTTCTACACCTAAAGTGTTAAATTCTGGAGATTGTGATAATGATGTTATTAATTCTGGTTGACTATTATATGTTATT